ATACCTGTGTTCTAACAAACACATCAATTACCCCTTGCACATATCCGAGAGAGACCGCCCTTGGGATAACATCTGAGTCATTCATCTTAGACAGCAGACCGTTGCCATCCATAAACTCAGCACTAGCCATGCACGGTACAAACAATAAACTTGCGATTAGTTTTTTCATTTATCACCTCCTAAAAATACCCACGTTGAACCTTTAAGTTCTTGGTTGAGATCGGTTAATAACTTTTCAAAATGCGTAAGTCCGGTTTCGTCAACGACCACCCCCACGCCTCCCTGCGATGATAGTTCCGACAAATTCTTCATCTGTAGGGCGGTGGGTTTGTTGCCGTTGGCCTTGCACTCGATACCAAGGAATATGCCATCAAGGCACGCAATAATATCGGGCACACCGGACGATCCGTAGCCATGCGTGGCAGGCATAAAGTAGTAAGCCTTACGCTCTGCTAGCATGCGCTTAACCTTGTCCTTTACCTTTTTCTCAGGTGTGGACATGGTTATCTCAGATCAAGTTTCTTTTCTAGGTACGCAATCACCGCAAGCGCATCGTAATACTTCACGCTCAGGTCTTGCAGTTTCTTCTGTAATGCAGTCTCGTAGTCCTCGTTGACCTCGGGTGGCTCATCGACGGGGTTACTGCGGAGGAAAAACTTATCCTCGTATTTGGTCATCTGCCCTTCCTTTACCAACTTACTCAGCATGCCATAGACCTGCGTAATGGGCTTCTTGGTTGCTTGGGCTATCTGCTTTGCCGTTGACCCGGAGTTTCTAAATACTTCCTTTAGCACGGCGGCTTTTACGGTTATCTTTTTCATTTGCACTCTTTCTTGTTTGTTTAAGTTCATGGTACTCGTCATACGAAATGTAAATTATGATGTTCGTTGGGTTTAATTTTCTACCGATAGATTCTCCTATATCTGATTTATTAACATCTGTTAACTTAAGTAACGCCAGCCTCTCGGATACAAACAGCGGACACTCGGATATGTCAGGCAATGCAAACTTCTCGCTACTTGCGTTGTCGCACGCCACCATCCAATCCACATCACCGCTCTCGTGCAGATACACGATAACTACAAATCTTTGGTTCATTCTAATCCTCGTCACAACACTAAATTATCAAACAGTTTTAAACCTGTCAAGTGTTATGAAAAAGTATTTCTACCGACCTCGACCCAGTACTGGCTATCGTTGACTTTCATACCAACCTCGGGCACGAACGCTTTGTTGTCCATCATGCGTAACATAGCAACTTGTTCTTGGACATTCTTGGGTGCGCTGTCTATAGAATCCGCAGTAGCAAGTACGTTATTATCACTCGATAGATTCACCGACCCATCAGGGTTTATCAGTACATGCAGGTGCATGACTTCTCGGTTCCTGACCCGCTTCATCTCTTGAAACGCAGGGATGGCGTCGTCCATTAGTTTTGCCAACTTCTCGGTCTGTGGCCGGAACCCCGTGTCGCGTAGCATGATAAGTTCTTCTACGATATCTTCCAGTTCAATCCTATCCGTAGTGCGCCTGTAACTGGAACGCACCCCATTAAACCATTCGTGTACGCTGTGCCGGAAGTCCCCCCTTGACCATCTAGCCACCCGTGTAGCCGCAAACGGTTTCACATGCTCACGCAGAAGCCTTAAGATCTTTTTAGGATCTCGTGACTGTTTGCTGTGATACTCATCTGTATTTTCCCGGTACTTGTCGTTCTCGATTGTATATGCCCGCACAATAAAAACATCACGGCCTTTTGCATCGGCCTCTAACTGCACCTTTGCAACTAACGCATCGCCTCTATCCCCATCCAAAAACCTACTGTCGTAAAATTTCAGGACGGTGGCTAGCGCAGTAACATGTATAGGGAACTTGCTCACATGCCCACGCCGTAACTCCACAAGTATGTCCCGCAACTCATCACGCAAACCACTTGTATCTTCAGGTAACACTAGCATCGCACTCTCCTTAGAACATTGATAAAATCTCATCGACCCGAGCCTTGGTATCCAACCGCAAGGCATCATCCTCACGCAGATCTTTAGGCGTGACCCCAACCAAGGCAGACTCCAACTTCTTACGGGCGGCTTCCAACTTGGTGTCGTTCGTGACGTTCAACTTAGTCAGCAGGTCACACATATCCACCGCGTTGTTGACCAACGAATCACGGAAGATCTGCTTTTCCTCACCCGCCAACTTGCCGCTCATCTTCGATAGACATTCGTGGAGCCGGTCCCAGACGTCCTTAGTGGCTTCTGTTAACTTGTTTTGGTAAAACGATTCATATTGAGCCACCAACTCCTCTTTATGTTGCTCGTTTACGTCAATCCGGAAGTCCCCTACATCCGGCACAGGTAGGAACACATACCGGAACTTGAACTTGTTGATCAACTGATCGACATCGGGGTACTCATCGGCATCAAACAAATCACCCAACTGAAACGCCGCCGCACTAACCAATGTCGGGTACTCCCGCAAGAACTCCTTGACCGCATCGTTGAACTGCTGTTCGTAGTCAGAGAGCGTAGCCTTGTAGTCAAAGAAGTTTTTCATAGGTAACAGCCTAGAACCCCCGTCACTCCACGGTAGCGTCTGCTCGTAGTGCCATGTCCGTATCATGCCAACAAGTTTTTGCACCTGCTCCAACTTATCGGTTCCTGCCAAAAGTTTTTTATGGTAGTTACCCGCCTTGGTCTTGGTACTCTTAGCGGCATCAATCTCCTCGGACACCTTCTTGTCTTGCTTGCGACCTGTCCATACGCTTATGTTCAAGTCGGCTAACATCGAACTGTTCTGAATCATTTGCACTCTCCTTGGTTAAGTAATATGCACATCGCGTGCGCTTCGTCCTCGTTAAAGTCGTAGTAAATCTTGTCGTAGTGCATCACCTTGTTGTAATGCTCTACTTGCCACACCATAACTTCTTTCAAAGTGTTCCACCCTCCTTGCCAGTTAGTAAGTTTCTTTCGACCAACCACACACCAATCTTTGATCGCACTCATTTATTAACACCTGTTAATTTAAGAAACGCTACTGCTTCGTCCTTGGTTAAACCTTTGGTTAATATCTCTCCTTTTACAAATCGTTTTAGATTCTTATCCCGCATCACCGACTCCGCTATATATAAAAGTTTTCCGTTTGCACCCTTCACTATTGCGTATGTAGATTCTTTGGGCGGTGTATTCATTGCATGTGTACCGTTTTACCCACACCACTTACTTCATCTGTCGTGATACCCCACAGCGTCGGGCATGACCAACCATTACCCCAGTTAGGCACATACCCATCGGTAAGCACGATGGCACACTCGGCTTTGATCTTCTTCTCACTCATGTAGTCCACGATGCACTGCGGGTTAGTGCCCCCACCACCTCTCGGTTTGGTAGAGCCAAGCAGATTGTCCAACTGATCTTGCTCGTACTTCTCGTGCTGACACACATCAGTATCCCAATACAACAAGTCGATACCCTCGGGCTTGACCCGATCACAAATGTCACGCACCTCACCCAAGAACTGACTGACCTCATCTGACCCGATAGAGCCTGACATGTCGATGGCAACCACAACCCGACCCACCGACTCACCGATAAGTGATGGCATGTAGACATCATCACCGATCCACCGCCTCGATGGCCTGCGCCAAGTAGACTCGTCTTTGTCCACACAGAAACTTGTTATGAACTCACGCAGAGCCTCGCGCCAGTCAACCTTCGGTGTTAGCACATCACCAATCTCGCGGGGCACATTACCTTTCATCTTGCCTGCAAGGATCGCGCCCTGACGCAACGCCTGATCCACATCCCGTGCTAACTGCTCTTTCTCCTCGGGCGACATCCCCTCGGCAGATTCCCAACCATGCTCGTCGAACCCACCCTCTCCACCCTCACCACCACTCTCGGCATCTTCCTTCAACATGCGGTACACCGTCCCCGCATCCATGCCTCGATACTTCTCATCAAGCAACCCACCCTCGGGTAGTGTGACCTCGCCTGCTCCGTCATCGGCATCCACAATCATAAGATTGATCACATAGTCACACGCCATGTTCGCCAACTGAGCCTGCTCTTTGTAGAGATGCTTCCACACAGTCGTATGCCGGAAAGCCTTGTGCAGATTCTCGTGCAGTATCAGACCCTTCAAGTCAGACTCGGACAACTTATCTACAAACTTCCTACCGTATGCCGTGTTGCGCCCATCGGTGTACGCAGTCGGACAACCCTCATCCTTCACCTCCGTCTTACCAATCATTAGCACACCCGAATACAGACAATACTTCGGATGCTTCATGAGCCACACATGAGCCTTCTGCACCCGTTGCTCTGCTGTTAACTTACTCATTTATTAACTCCTGTTAATTAAAACAGCCACTGGTTAGCCAACGCCCAGTCCTTGAACTCTTTGTTCACCACACAGAACGCTTGCTTATTAGGAGACTTCATCACGCTTGTTGCGAACAGAGCCTGCCACTCCATGTCCATACGCTGAACATAGGTCATCCACTTGCTCAGAGTATCTTTCTCCACACGACTGATCGCAGAGAACACCATGATGCACTTGGCTATCGCATCGTCGGGCATCTTCGCTCCCTTCGGATCGTTGATCACCGCCTCCCAACTCGGCAACTTGTCCACCACCGTGAAGAACGCCTGCATATCTCGCGCCGCACTCTCACCGATAGTCCCCGTGAGTAAACTTATTGTTAGTGCATCACCCAACTCGGCACGCTGTTTAGCGATATGGCTTGCTTTCTCCAACGATCTCGGTGTCACCACCGCACCGCTACCCGCCCGTGTCGGATTGAAGATATAGGGATTCTCTCGTTGCGCAGGGTCGGTGTAAGACTCCAAGGCATGCGGGAACTGCTTGACCCACGCGATCACCTCGGGCGACACATCATTACCGATTGCCCACTCGATCCACTCGTCTGCGTTAGGCTTGCGAACCGTCACGAACGCCACCCGATTGCGAGCATGCGCCTCCAACATATCCCCGACACCATCTGTTAACAAGTTAGTCGTACCGAAAACGATTGACCCATCCGGCAAGTAATGATCACCGATGCGATGCTCTAGCATGAGAGTCAATAGCACATTTTTTACCGCCTTCATGGCTTTGCCGATCTCGTCCAACATCACAATGACTGGCTTACCCTCGTGCATCTTGAACCTAGCGTTCGGTGCGAACTTGGTTACCTTATTAACACCTGATAACTTATTGTCCACGACCTCGGTGTACGGCAAAGCAAAGTCACCCAAGTCAAGCAAGGTGCAGTCAATGTACGCCGTCGCGTAGTCGGGGAATTGCTTTTCCAAGACCTTCAACATGGCAGACTTGCCAATGCCGGGTTCGCCCTGCCCGATGATAGTTACAGATTGCCCTACCGTACCAATACCCTTAGCAAAATCACGCAGGGTCACGGAACCACCAAAGTTAATTACACTCATTTCTTACCACCTTTCTTATCATCACTAAAAGAAATCCATATACCAATACCAATCACAACAAATATCAATACAACAAACCACACCAACTCTTGCGCGGCTTGAGCCGCCATGCCTGAGTCAACCCACCAATTAGTTTTACTCATTTGTCATCTCCTCCGGATATGATGCACGCCAAGAAATACACACAGAACGCTATGCAGATCAGACCAAGTGCCCCGTTCAAGGCACGCAAAACCTCTGCGATCACACTCATTTATTAACTCCTGTTAATATGTTCTTTCTTTTACGACTGTTATACACATTATAACATAACAGCGCACCCATGTCAAGCGTTTGAACTCCAACGCAATCAAACTACATTGTGTATCGCGCCATCCTTCACCTCGACTTCCTCGAGTTTGTGTACCTCACACGCCTTGATGGACATGGCGTACACCATCCGTTTTAGCGTCTCGAACTCGAACCTGTAGTCGTAGTACTCAATCTTCCTATCACCATGAACCTCTACCGTTGCGAGTCTCTTCGCCTCATACTTACCCCGATGACTGAGCAGGAAGCACATCGCCCCCAAATACTTATCCTCGGGACAACTGCTCAGGTAGGCGTACATCGCCTTCGGTTCGGCCTGTCCGTAGTACGGGTTCGCAATAATCCCATCGGGTAACCCATAGTCGTACATCACACTAGACCACCTGTCCACCACCAAGCCCCCAACTTGTTTGCGTGTCTCGTGCATGATCCACCCGTCTGACATGGCTAGAAATGTCTTGGCGAAATTCAAAAACGGTTGAAGCGGCTCCCTCGCCCCCTTGGTCTTAGAGCGGTCAATGAGTTTCTTCATCACCATGACCTTCTCGACGGGTTGCCATGCGCCATTGACACGGTGGAACTTAATCTCGCCTTGGTTCGGCACGGGGTAATCTGTCCTGCCAACTTCCCCACCACCCACAACTAGCCACAACTTGCTGTACTTCTTGTAGCACTTGAACGGGCTATGGATGTGAATAAACTCGGCGGTCAGCGGGGTAGGCCATGAGTCGTGCTTGATCCCAACCTCCCCGTTCGGGTAATACACCACAACTTGTGTACGGTAGAGTTTGCAGGCGATGGCGCCATCCTCATTTTGCTCGATTAACTCCCAGTCCCTGCGCCTCCTACCGATGGGTTTGACTACCTCGGCTCTCCCCCGAATGGGCTTGATGGAGTCGTACATGTTCTTGTAATGCTCATACAGGTTTGCACTCATTTTGAACTTCCTTTCGTCTAATGTTTGTTGCACCGCGTCCAACGCGAGGGTGTTGTATTCCTTTGTACTTATTGCCGCTTCCAACTGTTCGGTAGGTGTGAACTTAAAGTATCTCCACATGAACTTGACCGTCAGCCGCATTTATTAACTCCTGTTAATTTGTTTATCCACCACCCAATCTAACTGCAAACTAGCGATGGGCATATCCAAGGCTCGCCATGAGTCGTCATGCATTAACTTCTGCACTTTGACCTTTAGGCTCGCCTCGTCGAACTCACCCAACTGATACCGACTGGGGAACCCCTTGTAGTTACGCCTCACGATCCAGTCCCCGAACCGCACTCGAGCACCTGTTTTTCTGTCGATCAGCATGTCAGCCCCCAAGCAAGAACCCCAACTAACAGGGTGCATATCGCCATCACCGCAAAGACCACGAACTTAATCGTACCCACCACAAAGACCGTCCGCTTGCGGCGACGCACAAATAGATCAAACTCTCGGCTATTTAATGGATTCATTTTGTCCCCTTGGCTACCCATATTAGGTAGAGCGCGTTTAGCATCTTCAGGCCGCCCATCTCCCGCAACTTCCAGTAAGCGTAGCGCGTGCCGTGGAACTCGATTAGATGTTTTACTTCGATTGGATTTGTGATCATTTGACTAGTCCGCCTTTCTGATTAACACCTGTTAATAAGTTTTTATCTTGAATGACTACATAGTTACTCTTGTGCATGGGCACGATGGTGTGCTTGACCTTCTTGGACTCCACTTCGCCACAATTTAGGCAAGTCCGATAGCCAAGATCCCAACGGCTCGGGTGTACCCAACTACCGCAGAAAATGCATTGCATGGTGTCGTTCCTCTCATAAACATAGAAAATTTGTGTTATAGGATGATTTTGAGGGTTGTGTTCCGGAAAACGGGGGGTTTGTTCTGCATTGTTCCGTCTTCGAAAACACAGGATTCTCCATTAAAATCAAAGGGTTAGGTGGTTGGTTGTCGGCTCTGTTCCATGTTCCATCAAAATAACACCGCGCAAAAGGCTCTCTCGAACCAAACCCCATAGGTAGTTTACAATGTAAACCAGAGCCACAGGTCGTCGTCTACTTATATATATATATGGAACAATGGAACAATTAAAGAAAAACCCTCTGAGATGGCTTGCCGTAGCCGTTTTTGCCTGTTCCATGCACACGGAACAATTCGGAACAGATGGAACAGAGCCTGCCGCATTAACATCTGTTAATAAATTGGGGTGCATCATCATCTTCTCCTCTAGGAACTATCATCAAAAAGAATGGAGTGGAAATTTAGGGCAATAAAAAACCCCGACCTGAGTCGGGGCGGGTTGGGTTAACTTGTTTTTTACTTGGCGACAACGGCGAGGGCTTGTTTCAGAAACCCAAGGGTTGCGACCATATCGAAATCGGCATTTTCTGCCTTTTCCCCGTCTTTGATTAACGCGGTTATACGCTCGCAAAACTTAGTCTTGAGGGTTTTAGGCGTGCTTGCTTCGGGTTCGGATTCTTTGGGAAATGCATACTTGATCACGCGAGAGAACATGGTGTGCGCGGTGGCGCGTGCGTCCTTCTTGGCCTGATTTGCGCTCTCCCATTTTGCCCGGTTAGCCTCAGTCATTTCGTTATATTCTTTCGAACCCTTGCGCGGTAGATCCAAGGCTAACGCGGCGGCGTGCTTTTTATCTAACGCGGGCAGAATCGCGTCCGCGATAAATTGGGCTTTCACTTCGGTCAATGCCACCTCGGAACCGTAAAACTCCCGAACACTTGAACCGGCGGTGTGCCATTTGTTAACACTTGTTAACTCGTTAGAAACGGCGGCGGTGACTTGCTTGATAACTTCGGTGTATGTTGTCTGCATGATATTTAAAACTCCAGTTTTTAATAATGGCTCGCGGGAATCGCTCGCCTAAGTGAATAATACTAAAAACTAGAAATATTCAAAGTGTTTTATTAACACCTGTTAACAAATCGTCAGGCGGCGACCCCACCGTACCCCGACCCCCCAAAATATGTTTAGTTACCTGCGCTGCCATACACTCAATGATTTGCACATTAGATGAGCGACTTTCAAATAGCCCCTACCCCCTAGGCATTTTTTGCCGCTAGACCCCCACCCCCTCATTATGGAAAACACCCCCCTTGTCTTTTTGGTTCCATGCCCCCCGGGGGGTATATAATTTTTTCGTGGGGGCGCCTCTTTTTGACGATGGGGGTTATCCAAGTCCCCCACATTTATCTTGACAAATTAAGAAAAGGTGGTTAAGTTCGGGTCCATCTTCGCCACAAACCGCGATAGGACAACATGCCCATAGTTGCAACCCCTGAAGTTGGAATACCTTTACCTTTCGATACAACCCCGGAGGAGATAGAGGACTTTCGGCAAAAGGCCCACGCCTTATTTGAGACGGTTCAAGAACTGATCAAGCAGGGTGCAGAAGTCGCCATCACGGATTCGGACAAGGCCGAGAGCCACAGGATCGCCGCCGAAGGTAAGTTGCCCCCAGTTCGTAGCCTGACCCCCGGAACCATAATCAATCTGGAAGCCATTCTGAGCGAGTGGGACCAAGAGGTTTTGGATGTAGGCAGGCGGCTAAGGAACTACGTAACCAACAAATTAATTATGGAGTCCGTAGACCCGGACCCCCGCCAGCGCATGAAGGCGTTGGAAAACCTTGGGAAAATAAGCACAGTCGGGCTGTTCTCAGAGCGCATAGATGTGACGGTGACCCACCGCACGGTGCAGGATATTGAGGCCGAACTGGCTAAGACCTTGGAAATCTATATGGGCGACGTACAGGATGTGGAGGAGAAAACCCCCACCCAAAGCCTTGCGGAACTAGATATTGACAAAGAACTGGGCTTGGACGATGGATCAGAATCTACTGATAAAAGCCCAGAATAACCTGCATAAGTTCCCCCCGGCAGTCCAGCAGAAGGTTGGGCAACTTATTGCCGAGTTGCGTAAGACCGCCGTGCACGACGTGGCGAAGCAGGACTTTATGTCGTTTGTAAAGTATGTGTGGCCTAACTTCATACACGGGGCGCACCACGAGAAGATGGCCCGGGCCTTTGAGGGGGTGGCTGAAGGGCGGATAAAACGCCTGATTATCAACATGCCTCCTCGCCACACCAAGTCTGAGTTCGCTTCCTATCTACTTCCGGCTTGGTTCTTGGGTAAGTTTCCCGGCAAAAAGGTCATTCAGACCTCCCACACCGCCGAGTTGGCTGTGGGTTTTGGTCGTAAAGTGCGAAATCTGGTGGATGCGGACCGCTACAAAGACCTGTTTCCGGAGGTTTCGCTCCAGTCTGACTCCAAGGCAGCGGGCCGGTGGGCTACAAACTTCGCCGGTGAGTACTTCGCTATCGGTGTTGGGGGCGCGGTGACTGGTAAAGGTGCCGATCTGCTCATTATTGACGACCCCCACTCGGAGCAAGAGGCCGCTTTGGCGGAAATTAACCCCGAGATCTACGACAAAACCTACGAGTGGTACACCTCTGGACCAAGGCAGCGTCTCCAGCCGGGGGGAGCCATCGTGGTTGTGATGACTAGGTGGAGTAAAAAGGACTTAACGGGCCAAGTTTTGAAAGCAGCCGCCCAGCGGGACGGTGATGAGTGGGAAGTTATTGAGTTACCGGCACTTTTACCGTCTGGCAACCCGCTTTGGCCCCAGTTTTGGTCGCTAAAAGAGTTAGAGGCGCTCAGAAACGAGTTGCCCCACGGCAAGTGGATGGCCCAGTACCAGCAAGACCCCACCTCAGAGACCTCGGCTATTGTAAAGCGGGAGTGGTGGAAGATCTGGGAGGACGACGAGGCCCCGCGCTGTGAATTTATCCTCCAATCTTGGGATACGGCCTTTGAAAAGACCACCCGAAGCGACTATTCGGCCTGTACTACGTGGGGTGTGTTCTACCACGAGGACGAAAAGACCGGAATGATGGAGTCAAACATCATCCTGCTAAATGCCTTTCGGGACCGGCTTGAGTTTCCGGCGCTCAAACGGGAGGCCATAGACCAATACCAGAACTGGGAACCGGACTCCATCATTATTGAGAAGAAGGCTTCTGGGGCGCCCTTGATTTATGAGATGCGGGCGATGGGAATCCCGGTCCAAGAGTTCACCCCCTCCCGAGGTAACGATAAAATAAGCCGTTTGAACGCGGTCTCTGATCTTTTTGCTTCGAGTAGAGTATGGGCACCGAACACCCACTGGGCGGAGGAAGTAATCGAAGAGGTTGCATCTTTCCCTGCCGGGGAGCATGATGACTATGTTGACAGCGTATCCCTTGCGTTGATGAGATTCCGCAAGGGTGGGTACATTCGTACTAATTTAGATGAACCCGAAGAAACAAAATACTTTAGACGGAAGTTTGAGGGTTATTACTAAGGACAGAATATGGCTATTGATAAAGCACTAGGACAAGCCCCGATGGGTTTAGATCTCGAAGAGATGATGGATGAACCTGCTCTTGAGATCGAGATCGAAGACCCCGAGGCCGTCCGTATTGGCATTGATGGACAGCCAATATTAGAGATTGAAGCGCAAGAAGTTGAAGATGACTTCAACGCTAACCTTGCCGAAGACATGGACGATGGTGAGTTGACCGAGTTATGCGGTGACTTGCTTGGCGAGTTTGAGGAAGATCTATCCAGCCGCAAGGACTGGATGCAGACTTATGTGGATGGCCTAGAGTTGCTGGGTCTGAAGATCGAGGACCGCACAGAGCCTTGGCCCGGAGCATGTGGCGTCTACCACCCGCTGTTGAGTGAGGCGCTGGTTAAGTTCCAAGCCGAGACAATCATGGAGACCTTCCCCGCTGCGGGACCGGTCAAGACACAAATTATAGGCAAAGAAACCCCTGCGAAACGCGAGGCCGCTATACGTGTCAAGGATGACATGAATTACCAATTAACGGAAGTGATGGTCGAGTACCGGCCTGAGCACGAGCGGATGTTGTGGGGCTTGGGGTTAGCGGGTAATGCGTTTAAGAAGGTGTACTTTGACCCCAGCCTAGACCGGCAGGTGTCGCTATTTGTGCCCGCCGAGGATGTTGTGGTCCCCTATGGGGCGTCAAACATCCAGACCGCCGAGCGTGTAACCCACGTGATGCGTAAGACGGAAAACGAACTGCGCAAGTTGCAGGTGGCAGGCTTTTATCGTGACGTAGAACTTGGTGATCCAGTTGATTCATTCGACGAGGTTGAGAAGAAAATTGCTGAGAAGATGGGCTTCCGTGCCTCATCTGATGACCGGTACAAGATCCTTGAGATGCACGTGGACATGGACCTGCCCGGCTACGAAGACAAAGACGAGGACGGCGAGCCGACGGGTATTGCTCTGCCTTACGTCGTTACTATTGAAAAAGGTACGCAAACAGTCCTAGCCATTCGTCGCAATTGGAACCCCGATGATGAGAATAAACAAAAACGAAATCATTTTGTCCATTATTCATACATCCCGGGATTTGGTTTCTACGCTTTTGGTCTTATTCATCTTATTGGCGCTTTTGCTAAGTCTGGCACTTCTATTATTCGCCAACTTGTTGACGCTGGTACTCTCTCGAATCTCCCCGGAGGATTCAA